GAGGCAGGTCCAGGCCCACCGTGATATTACGCATATGTTCATGACATCGGGTGATTACTCACGTCATGAATACCTTGCGAAAGTCTGTCTGGTCGGTTTTCTGGCTGAGAATCCGGGAGTTATCAGCTTCCGGGAGTCTACCGCCTGCCGTGCTGTACACAATAGTCAGTTCGATCTCAGGGGTCCAACCTTTGAGAGAAAGATCCGGGACTACTATGTGTACGGCTGCGAGTCTCAGAGAGGCGATTGTGGAGCGCTGGTGATTGCTTTTGACCCTGCGGTTAATCGCAAGATCTGTGCCATCCACATGGCCGGCATTCCAGCTGGATCAGGATACAATGGCGCTGGCGTAGCCGTTAGCCAAGGTTTCCTGAATCAGTTGCTTGCACTTCTGCGGACGCGTGCGAGGTATCAGCATTCATTTGCTGATGCCACGTACGCGGTAGCGGAGGAGATTCAAGTGACGGCGGAGGGTGGACGTCTCAGTTTTGAGCAACCGCTCCCTGGAACGTTTGCGTTTGGCGGCAAATCGCATTCTCGAGTCTACTCAGCCGCGACAACAGCTATTCGACCTTCGGTGGTTGCGGATCTGTGTGGTCCGGTGCTGAAGAAGCCTGCTAAGCTCACTCGTTTTAGGACGAGTGAGGGGGTTGTGCTGGATCCTTTCCAGATTGCCCTCAAAAAGGCTGCTACAGCGCCGGTCCGTATGGACCCGCAAGCTCTCGAAGAAGCCAGCCGTGATGTAGAGCAAATGCTCTGCACCATCGCTCGCCCCAGCGATCGGCGTACCCTTACATTTGCCGAGGCAATCGCTGGAATTCCAGGGGATGACTGTTATCCCCCCATCAACCGGAGCACATCTCCCGGTTATGGTTGGACGAAGATAGGTAAGGGCAAGACTGCTTGGCTTGGTGACGGCCAAGAATATGTTCTTGACCATCCTGATTTGCTCGCGGTGTATAACAGCGCCAAGAGCCGATTGGAGAATGGTAAACGAGTAGGTCACTACTGGACGGACACGATGAAAGACGAGCTACGTCCGGCTGACAAAGTTGACCAGGGTAAGACCAGGTTATTTGCCGCTGGTGAGATGGTGCAAACCATTTTGCTTCGACAATACTTTGATGGCTTTGTAGCGCACATGGCCAGGAACCACACAGAATTCGAATCCTGTGTAGGCCTGAACGTGTATAGTCTTGAGTGGGACCGTCTAGCTCGGCGCCTCCAACAGGTTGGAAAGAACGTCGTTGCCGGCGATTTTTCCAATTATGATGGAACCCTCCCTGCCGAAGCACTGTGGGAGGCTCTCAGGATAATCAATGAGTTTTTCCTGAGGGGTAAGACCGGAGAAGAGCTTCGGGAAGCAGAACGTGATAACGCTATTCGCGAACTGCTTTGGCTGGAGATCGTGAACTCCATCCACGTGCATGGTGATACCGTGTACGCCTGGGATCACTCACAACCATCTGGGTGCCCTTTCACGTCCATCTTGAACAGTGTGGTTCATTCCATTATTGTTCGGGTGGTATACCTCCTTGGTGCTCGCAAGTACGACCCTGCGAACGCCACGATGGTAAGTTTCCACCAGTACGTGCGCCACAACAACTATGGCGACGATGATGTGACAAATGTCGCAGACGTGATCCCCTGGTTCAACCAGGAGGTCATGGCTGAGATGTATGCCACATTTGGTATGACGTACACTGACGAGACAAAGACTGGAGAACTCGTTAAGTTTAAAACCTTGACTGAAATCCAGTTTTTGAAACGTAAGTTCCGGTGGGATGAAGAACAAGCTCGATACCGTGCTCCGCTCGAGCTAGCCACGATCAAGGAGATGCCGTGTTGGAATAAGACCAAATCAGCTTCAGACTACACGCTTACTGCAATGGTTCTGCAGGATGCTGTCTATGAGCTGAGCCACCACGATGCTCGAACTTGGGGTGAAACTTACCCAATGTTTGAGGCAGCCAGGGAGCGGCTGCATCGTCACGCGCCATGCTATCTACCATCGTTCAGTACGCTGAACAATATGGATCTATGGAAGTATTGCGTTGGACTAAGTTTCCCAAAAGAGGGAGTGATCGGGGCACAGAGTCATTCGCCGACAGACTCTGCGCAGCAAATCCTGCTTCCCCCATCAGACACCGCGAACCGTGCGGCTATGTCTGGTGCCTCGGAGGGTTATTCAACCCTATTGATGAATGTGTGCCGAGGTAAAACAATAGGCTATTCATCCGGCGTGCTGCGGAAACCGTCTGACCCGACGGCTCCGCGAAGAATCTGGGTCAACAATGACGACAACAACAACAACCGGACTGATATAACGGACGGGGGAGCTGATGCAACCCCAGACTATGCCTTTTCTTTCGGCTACACCCACTCAGGTGAAACTGGAGGAGAGGCGCCCGATTTCGCAGGTAGCATGGATGTTGTCCATTCGGAACAGATCATGCAAATGCATGAGGATGGTGCGGTGGAGCAGAGCGAGCGAGAAGTTGCCCGCTCTATTCCTCGGCCCATTCAGACTGCTGGTACCGACCTCCTCAGGAATGACATTGTAGGTTTCCTGGAAAGGCCGGTGCACATGGCTGATTTCGATTGGACAACGAGTCAGACGGCGCTTACGCGCATTCTGTCTCTCACGCTGCCAAGCCAGTGGCTGCGAGTACCGATGATCTGGGAGAAACTCCAGGGTTTTAGGTACCTGCGGTGTACGCTGGTTGTGGAAATCCAGGTCAACTCGCAACCGTTTAACAGCGGAGCACTAGTGGCCTGGTTCAATCCGATCGCTTCGCAGTTGACATACCAACCATCGTCGACCGCCCACTTTGGTGGTATCTTCGGGTATCCCCATGTGGTGTACCGCTGTAATGAGAACACAGCGGTGCAGTTGCGAATTCCCTTCTTCCCGGTGATGAGCCATTTCGACTTGAACACTGGTATTGGGACAATGGGACAAGTGCACGTGGATGTATTCTCCGCTCTAGGCGGAGTCTCAGATGCGGATGGCACCGTATGGTGCTGGGCGGAGGACATTGACGTGTCTATGCCCACAGGAGTCCCTAACCCGATGCCCACGTTTGGTGGAGAGGCACATTCGGGGCCGACTGGTGGTGCACCTACCCAGTCGGCAGCAGCAGGAACACCAGCTACTGCGGAAAAGGTGAAAGCGTCTACCAACGGCACAACTGAAACGATCTTCAAGGTCCTTGCAGGTGTGTCCGCTGGCCTGTCCCTGGCTCCACCGCTGACTGCTCTTGGGCGAATGGGAGCAGCAGTTTTCGGAGGAATTGGAGCAATTGCTCATTTCTTCGGATGGTCGAAGCCTACCGACGCAGGGATGACCACCATCGTTGAGCCGCGCCTTGGGCGGTTCATGACCAACTACGATGGAGACGTGAAAACCAAGGTACTGGCACTGGACTCGCGTAATGCGACGAACATACCCGTAGAGCTCTTCAATTCGGAGAGTGATGAGATGGCTTTCTCTACTTTGATTAGCCGTCCCACATGGATGTGTTCGTTTAACTACACGGCAGCCCAGAAGCAAGGAGCTATCATCTTCTCCTGGCCAGTAGATCCATCTGCCTGTCTGAAGAAGTCAATTTTCATTCCGCCCGCGACGTGGCGGACGGTCCGTCAAGAGACATATCTCTCCTACTTGGCCTCATTAGCCCAGTTCTGGAGAGGTGGCATCAAGTACAAATTCATGTTCATGAAGACGCCCTTCCATTCGGGGCGCCTGAGGTTCGTGTTTGCACCTGGTGCAGTCTTGGCGACTGACCCAACGACGATCGACTTCAACAAGTGCTACTCGGAGATTCACGACCTTCGAGAAAAAGCAGATGTGGAGTTCGAGGTCCCGTACAGCTACTATCAACCGTGGCGTTTGACGGAATCTGCGGCTCCGGGCGCAGGGAACTTTGATAAGAACCTCTGGAGAGACCCCCAGGGCATGCTCTATGTTCAAGTTGTCAATTCTCTGCGCGCACCGGCGACGGCGTCGAGCGATATCGCCTGCCAGGTGATGACGTCGGGTGGAGCGGACATGCAGTTCGCAGTTCCTCAGGTCAATCCACTACTGCATGTAGTGTCGTCTAAGGATGAGGTTCCAGCTCTTGTGTTCTCTGGTGAGGCACACTCCGGAATCTACCCATCTTCAACGACAGGCCTGGAGATCAACGCTGAGACTATTGGTGAAGCCTTCACAGGATTTCGCCAGTGGCTGAAGCGTTACCACCCGCACCCTGCACCAGTGCGGCCATATTCGCCCCTCGACATCACCACCCCCACCATCGCAACTGATCTCGCGAGGGAGGAGACCGCGTTTACGCGCGCAATTCCACTCTACCGTTTTCAGTCCGGAAATCTTCGGATGATGGTGGTGCAACCAAACGCTACTCAGAAGACATATCGCCTCACTGCCTTCCCGGCAGCACCTGAGTACCAGTTTGGGACCACAACGGCTTATCTGAATTCTGGCATTCCGCTTGCGGAAACCACCTTTCTTGAGCCGGTGTGTGAGTTTGAGATCCCGTTTTACCAACCATGGGTCGGAATACCGACACAAGCGGGAAATCCTACTGACCTTCGAGAGGGATCAGTAGCAACACCAGAGCAGTACGCACGTGTTCCATGTAATCGGGGCACGTTCATCGGCTGGGACCAGGCGAACCCAGGCGACACGCGCGTATACCTCTCGACTGCCGAAAACTTCAGTTATGGGTTCCTTATGGGCCCACCCGTGACTGTAGCTGAGGTGGTGCTGTCGAAGTGAAACTCTTGGAAGGAGTGGAACTTGGAAACCGTTCGTAAATTGCACTTGAGCGGCTTGACAGCACCGTGTTGAAAGTGCAATGGGCGAACGGAGGCCCATGGCTCTGCGTGAAAACAGAGTCGGCAAAACGGACTTCTACCAGTCTTACACTGAGGCTGGTGGTCGTATGACCCAATTACAGTGATATATCTAGGAAAGACCGAAATCCGAGTAGGTCCCGGTTAGGTAAGTAGTGAGTTATTAGTGTCGATCAAAGACCACTCACAAATCTCCCCAATATCCTCTAGTAATGTCCTTAACAGGAGTCTAAATTTGTCACCAAAAATACCCC